TCAGTGGAAATAGTATGGACTTCAGAGTTAAATATAGAGATGTCATATTTGCCTCTAAAAACTGAGCATAAATAATATTATTGTAATTGATCATTATGGATTCGTCAAAATTAAGAGTTGAGTTTCAGCAACAAATTTCTGATGCTGATACTAAAATAGATGCAGCACAAAAAACTCTAAATTCATTAAAGGAGTATAAATTTAAATTACAAGGTGGACTTGAAACTTTAGATCTTTTAGATGGTACTAAAGAAGAAGAAGAACCACCAACTGATAAATAAAATTAATTCGGATAATTAAATGGCAGCGATCCCCCTAAATCTATTATTGGAAAAAGGAACGGATTTTGATGCCACCTTTAATATCCAAAATGAAGATAATACAACACCACTTAATCTGACTGGTTACACAGCAGAAGCAAAGTTGAAGAAGAGTTATTATGCAACTGCTTCAACTAGTTTTGTTGTTGATTTTGTTGACAGGTATAATGGTATATTAAAAATTAGTTTAACTAATACTAGTACTTCTGCATTAGATCCGAGACGATATGTATATGATATTGTTTTGACATCTCCGCAAAGTATTAAGACAAGAGTTATAGAAGGTATACTTGAAGTAACTCCTGGAGTAACCTGATGCCTAAGTATAACGTATCAGTAAAATCTTCTAATTATCAGGTTCTCTCAGAACCTCAGAAGAAATATAACGTTGGCGTTAACTACGAGATACCTAGTAAGTATCTTCAGTATGGCAACGAGATACTAGATACCTCTGGATGGACTTTTGATGGAACCACTACTGGATATTCATTAATTGATTCTTCTGGTGATCCATATACACCGATTAATGATCAACAATTAATTGTTTGTATTAATGGTCTTGTACAAGTACCTGGAATAGATTATACAACTAGTGGCACAAGTTTAGTATTTACTACTGCTCCTAGTTCTAGCGATACAGTATATGTTGTAGGTCTCTCCACTACTGCTGACCTCACGAGAACAATTAATTTTGTTGTTGATGCTGGTTCCGCACCTATGTCATCTGGTATTAAAGGAGACATGACATTAGATGTCACTGGTAAAATTATCGGTTGGACTCTAATTGCGGATCAAGATGGCAATGTACAATTTGATATAAAAAAATCAGACTATGCCAATTTCCCTAATTTCTCTTCTATCTGTGGTACTGAAAGACCACAGTTGGGTAATATAAATACAGGGGCAGAAGCAAGAATAAATAGAAATACAACAATTGCAAGTTGGAGTCCCATACTAAACTCTGGAGACATTTTACAGTTTGAGATTGTGTATGCACTAAATATACAGAGGTGCGTAGTATCATTGAAGCTTGCACTGTAATTATTATAAATAAGTTCATATAGGAAGAAAACACGAGGAGTAAACTTAAATGGCACTGCTAGTTACCGACCAGGGTGAGATTGATTCACTCCGCACGTTATTAAATTCAACTCATGAGATACCAAGAAACTTGGTATTGAAGTTGTATACAAGTAATACGACTCCTGCGGAATCTGACGTTCCATCTGCTGCAAATTATTTTGAACCATATAACGCAAGTAATAGTAGCGGATATGGTTCTGCACCTACAACTGGATATCCAGAAGTAGAAAACAACAGAACTGAGGAGAATCAGGATTTTGAGCAAGGATATGGTATCCTATTAAATGGTAATCGTTGGGATATTAAAACAGAATTAAATGCTGTTGCAAGTGGTATCCAAGTTACTGGTACTTCAGGTACATATTCTATTACAGTTGATAATGCTGCTGACATTAAGAAAGGAGACTATGCAGAGGGTGCTGGTATTCCTACAAACACATATGTCGTTGATATTCAAGGTTTAGACATAGAACTCAGTCAGCAATTAACTGCTAATATGACTGCTGTTGCAACAAACTTTGGTAGAGGACGTTCTACCGCTTCCTATCCTGAGAAAGTTTTTACATTTGAATCTGCTGCTGGTAGTGTATATGGTTACTTCCTAGCACGTGCAAACAACATGCCTGAGACAATTAAGGGTGTAGTTGATGCTGGTGCAGCTGCTGCTGATACTCAGATTGCTAAGACAGGTACTAAGGGAGTTATTGGTAACGACTATATTAACCTTCTTGATGTTGATGTAACACCAACAATTACATCTGGTACATCTGGTACATTTGAAATCGCAGTTGACTCTGCTACTAATATTGCTGCTGGTCAGCGTGTTTCTGGTACAGGTATCGCTGCTGGTACAACTGTAGTTGGTATTTCTGGTACATCAGTTTATCTAAGTAAAGCACTTACAGGTGCTGCTTCAGGTACTGGAACATTTAAAGTTAATGTTGCAGAAGACCTAACTCCAGGAATGGCAGTTTCTCAGACAGCAACTCCAAATGGTATTGCTGCTGGTACAACAATTACTGGTATTGATTATAAGACAGTTACTGGTGAGATTGGACCTCGTGTTTATCTCAGTGAGGTACTTGTAGATAACATTCAGGTATCTAATGGTAACGACCAAGTTAAGTTTGACTTCTCTAAAGTTACTGCTACAGCACATGCTCTTAATGTTGGAGATGTTATTTACGTTGCACAGGGTACTACAAGTACAATCACTGCTGCTCATTACACAGTAAATACTGTTGCTGATGCTAATACATTTACCACTACACCTGCTTTACAGGGAACTGGAGATGTAACTCTTTACGATAGTATCTTCTTCGCAGAAAGATTCACAAACGGTCCATACGCCATTCAGAACAATGGTGACCAAATCAAGGTTACTCTAAACGTCAGCCTAGACTGATTATACATAGAGTACACCCAGTCTATATTCTTTACTTTGTGGGGGTTGCATTTGCGACCCCTTTTTTATTGTTTGTTTAGTGTATGTCCGTTTATTCCTACAATTCACAAGGAATATTTTCATCAACCATTCGCAGTGCGAGTGGTGGATTGGGCAGCTTTTCATATAGTTATCATCCAGCAATTATTGATCTGTATACCGAAGTTGACTTTGGATCAATAACTGCTAACGCTACAACAGTAAGTAATAATGGTCAGGTTGCAGACCTTAACGCAACACAGGTTGAATATGGACGCATCATTCATGTCACAGATCTAGAATCCTTTGGATTCAGTAAGACACTTAATGCTGCTTCATGGAAAGCCACTAGTGCATGGGTTGGTGAAGGAAGTCTCATATCATTTGGTAAGCAGACATCTCCTGCTGTATACGGTGCGATCACTGATGGTAAGGTCCGACTTAGTGGTACTGCGGATGTTGATTATTCTCCTGCCATTGACGGCAGGGGAATCCTTCCGCTACAAGGAAACTCTATTATTGGAATTGCTGCTGCTATTGATGGTAGTGGAAGCTTTAGAAAATTCACTGGTGCAGCATACTCACTTACTGTAAATCCAGACGAGACACAGATGTTGTTCTCGTTCAATGGTGAAGTTGGTGAGAAACATACAGAACACTACTATGGTTCTGGAACGTTCAATAACTTCTCTAACGCAGAAGAAGATAAAGTATTTGCATGGAATGGTTCTGGTGAGATTAAGATAGTCTCCAGAAAACCAAAACTCGTTGAACTTTCAGATGAGAAACATACTGAGAATTATAATAGCTCTGCTGTTGATTACTTTACAGAGCGTGATTATGGTGTCCTAGGTGGATGTACCTTAGAAGAAAATGTAACTGGAGATGTATCTGGTTTATCAACTGGATGTATTGTCAGAGTAGATGGAACAGCGAGAGTTCCATCGTCATATCAGGTAGCACAAAATAACAATGCCCACACCAGTAGCACTGATTGGGGTACTATTACTGAGCCTGCATCTATGCAGCAGGATTGGGGTATTGTTCTCACACCTAGTGATCTTATTCCGTTTGGTGGAATTAAGATTGATCCTCATAATGGTTGTGCTGACAAGTTCCTACCTAGTTGGACTAGTCGTGGTTATATTAGTAAGATCACTGGTGTTGCTAGTGTTCCACTTGATGTTGGTGTACGTGGTACTGGTGGATTTAGATTCCTTGGAGCATCCAAGACTAACTTTGCTCTACTGCAACCAGGTGACGGACTCTTTGGATTCCATAGTGAGAGTACTCTTGCTGTTGGACTTGGTGTTGTTGGAGAAGGTAGATTCTCTACATTCTCTGGTGTTGCTGAGTCTCTTACCTTCAATCCTGAAGAGACACAAATGTTATTCTCCTTCATTGGAGGATATAAAGATCTTAGATTCACCTTTGGTACTTACTATGGTGATGGTGTCTTATTCAATGTCTCTGGTGGAGAAGAGAGAGGAACCAATTCTTATATTGGATCTGGTGAGATTAAACTATTATCCAGAAAACCAAAACTCATTGAACCTTCAGATGAGAAACATACTGAAGTCTATAACGAAAGTGCATTCGTACCATCGGTAGATTATGATTATGGATTACTACTTGATCCAACACAAACACCAGTTACAACTCTCACAACAACTACAGTTACTTCAGATGAGACTGCACCAACTGGAGTTATTAGAGTTGGTCTTAATGAGATAGTAAGTCTTGGAGCAACATATACTGTTCCTAACCATATAGCATCACCAACATCATTCATTGATAATGGATTAGTTTCTGATATTCATAGTCCAGTTGATGATTATGGTTTGATACTTGGAACCCATGCTCATGGTATTCCATTCGGTACAGTTTCTGATATTACTGGTGTTGCTGAGACTCCAAGAGTATTCAATGAAGTCAGTGAAGGTGGACTTATCAAGATCACTGGTAAAGCACTACTTCCACTATTTGCTAGTGTACTTGGTACTGGTCTCTTCAAACCTCAAGGTGCATCCAAGACTAACTTTAGTCTACTTGCTATTGGTGATGGACACATCAATGGAATGTATGGAGAAGGTGAAGATAGTATCAGCACTGAATACTTTGGTGATGGAAGTCTTAGAAAACTTGGTGGTTCAGCATACTCTACAACTTACAATCCAGAAGAGAAGCAATTACTCTTCACCTTTACTGGAGGATATTCAAGTCTTAGCTTTACTCATGGTGTATGGGATGGTGATGGAATACTATACAACTTCTCTGGTGGAGATGAGAGAGCAACATTTGATTATGCAGGTTCTGGTACTATTCTCACATGGAACAAACTTGAGGAAGCAAGAACTTACTGGTACAACTGTAGTTCTATTGTTGAGTTCCAAGATCTTGATTATGGATTCTTGGTTGATTCTACAAATGTATCAATTACAGATCTTACCACTCAGACAATTTCCAATGCTACTGCACCAACAGGAGTTGTTAGAATTGGTCAAGGTGAAATTGTAACACTTGATGGAACGTATAATGTTCCTTCTGCAATAACAATTCCAACAGAATATATTGATCATAATATTATTCTTGAGTCGGAAGATCAGTTACTTGATCTTGGTCATATTCTTGATACAGTGGCAATGGGTCAACCAGCCTGTATCTATGGTGAGATTGACATTACTGGTGCTGCTCCTTCTGCAACAGTCTTTAAAGAGATTGGTGATGGAAGACTATTCAGACTTCGTGGTGTTGCAAGAGTTCCACTAGATGCCAAGGTAGGTGGTACTGGATTATTCAAACCTCAAGGTGCATCTAAGACTAACTTTAGTCTACTTGCTATCGGTGATGGACATATTCCAGGTATGTCTGGTGATGGAAAATACACCTTCCATGTTGAACATCATGGTGAAGGTATATTCTCCACATTCTCTGGTGGTGCTGAGTCTGCTACTTGGAATCCAGAAGAGAAGCAAATGCTATTCTCCTTCACTGGAGGATATACAGATCTCAAGTTTACTCATGGTACATGGATTGGATCTGGAAGACTTAGAAACTTTGCTACTCTTGAAGCAGAGAAGAGTTCGTTTGATTGGGTTGGTTCTGGTGAGATCAAACTACTATCCAGAAAACCAAAACTCATTGAACCTTCAGATGAGAAACATACTGAATGTTATAGTCCTGATTCACTTGTTGAATTCTTGGATCTTGATTATGGATTCTTGGTTGATTCTACAAATGTATCAATTACAGATCTTACTACACAAACAATTTCTGATGCTACTGCACCAACAGGAATTGTCAGAATTGAACAAGGTGAAGTAGTAACACTTGATGGAACTTATAATGTTCCTTCTACAATCACAACTCCAACAGAGTTTATTGATTATAATATTGTTAATGAAACTGAGGATGGTCTTTCGGATCATGGACATATTCTTCACACCGTTGCAATGGGTTACCCATTCGGTGAGATATATGTCAAGGGTACTGCTTCTACTATCTTCCAGCCTAATTGGGTTGGTAGTGGTATTGTTAGAGTTGATAATGCTGCTAAGACTAACTTCTCACTCAGACATATTAGTTCTGGTGATCTATTCTCATTCAATGGTGCTTCTGAGACACTCACTGTTTCTATTGAAGGTGGTGGTCTATTTGCAGTTGGTGGTACTTCTCCATATGCTGTTTCTATTGGTGTTATTGGTGAAGGTACACTCAGGAAATTCTCTGGTGCTGCTGAGTCTGCTACCTTCAATCCACTGGAGAAGCAAATGCTCTTCTCCTTCATTGGAACAGCAGAACCTTACAAACTTGCCTTTAGTGAAGCTAGTACTGGAACTATCAAGTCTCTCAGTGGAGGTTACGTCACAGAGACTGAAGCTTACTATGGTTCTGGTACAATCAAACTACGTTCCAGAAAACCAGAACTTACAGAACTCTCAGATGAGAAGCATACTGAGGTTTATGATCTTGGTGTCTGTATTGATCCAGAAGAACTTGATTATGGATTACTTGTTGATAGAACAGCAGTTGCTTGTGTTGACGTTAGTGGAGATATAACATCCAACACTGTTGCAACTACTGGTTGTACTAGTGTTTCTGGTGTACTATCAATTGCAGATGGTGTCACTTACACTGTCCCAAGTCAACTTTCAATTGTTACAGATTCTTGGGATAACGGAACTGTTGAGGATACAGAAGACGGTCTTTGGGATCGTGGTTGGATTCTTGATGATACTGGTAAGGAATGTCCATTCGGTGAACTTGGTGTCATACGTGGTGATGCAGTTACTGCTGAAATACAAGTATACACCTTTGTTGCTACTGGTGAAAGTGAACATAAAGTTCATGGTATTAACATTGGTGGTGATGCATTCATCTTCGTTCCTCCAGCATGGAACTCTCCAGGTGATCCACCACTTGATGTTACTGGTGATGCAGATCCTAGTCTCACACGTATTGCTATCTTTGATGGTGGTTCTCTATTCGGATTTGGTGGAGCTGCTGAGTCTGTTGCAGTTTCTCCAGAAGAACAGACAGTTCTATTCAACTTTATTCCTGGTCCGTTTGATAGATGGACAACATACGACTGGCAACCTAGTTGGGTATCCAAAGGTGGAATTACTCTTCCAGCAGGATTTACTGATACTCGTTACGTACCACACGTTATTGGTTCTGGTACATTCAGGAAGTTTGCTGGTGCAGCAGAGTCTGTCACTGTTAATCCTGAAGAGAGACAACTTCTATTCTCCTTCACTGGTGAACATCAGGTTAGTTTCACTGCTAATCCTCCAGAGGATACAGCACAAGTCAAGATTGGTAGTCTTGCAGATACAAGATTTATTCCTAAGTATCCAGGCGAAGGTCAGATTCTTACAAGTGGAATTGCTAATATTCATTATGTACCACACGTTATTGGTTCTGGTACATTCAGGAAATTCTCTGGTGCAGCAGAATCTCTTACTGTCAATCCAGAAGAAAGACAGATGCTATTCTCCTTTATTGGGGAACGTCTATCAGAGAAGACATCTGTTACAGAAATTGGATCAGGAGATATTCTTGTTACTGGTCTGTCCACACAGTTACTTACATTTGCAGAGCAACCATTTGGAACGATCCCTGTCAGTGGCGTTGGTTCTACCACAAGGACAAGAGATTACGTTGGATCTGGTACACTCAGAAAAATTTCTGGTGCAGCAGAATCCTTCACTGTCAATCCAGACGAGAAGCAAATGCTATTCTCCTTTACAGGAGAAGGTACAGAGAATCGTTCTGTCAGTACAATTGCATCTGGTACTCTCTTTGGATTCAGTGGTGCATCTGTTGTTACAGCAGCTGCATACGAAACACAAGGTCTGTATCAGATCAGTGGCGATGGTTATATTACTGCATCTCTATTACATGTTGGTTCTGGTACATTCAGGAAGTTTGCTGGAGCAGCCGAGTCTCTTACTGTCAATCCAGACGAGAGACAGATGTTGTTCTCCTTCACAGGAACAGGATCTGAATCTGCTAGTGTTGCTGAGATCAAACAGGTTGAAGTTGATATTACTGGAAAGGCAGATCCAGTTCTCAGAACATTTGCTTGGCATGGATCTGGAACAATCTCTGTTACTGGAGAAGCCAATGTTCATTATGTACCACACGTTATTGGTTCTGGTACATTCAGGAAGTTTGCTGGAGCAGCCGAGTCTCTTACTGTCAATCCAGAAGAGAAACAAATGCTCTTCTCGTTTACTGGAGAGAAAGAAGAAAGAAGACTCGTCAGAGAAATCAGCAAGGGTGGAACTCTTACATTCTCTGGTACATCTGGAGATCCATTACTTACATTTGCAGAGCAACCATTTGTTCAGACTCAACTCAGTGGCGAAGGATATATCAATATCGTTCTTTCGCATGTTGGTACTGGTGCTCTATACAATTTTGGTGGTGCTGCGGAATGTACAGCGATTGTACCAGAACCAAGTACAATTCTATTCCAGACATCTGGAGAATCAGATCTCAGAGTTACACGTTCTTACGTTGGTTCTGGTACATTCAGAAAACTCAGTGGTGCTGCGGAATCTGCTACATTCAATCCAGACGAGAAGCAACTACTATTCTCCTTTACTGGAGCTGGTACACAATCCAAGACTGCGAGAGAAATTGGTCAAGGAAGACTGTCCACAACTGGAAAAGCAGGAGTTCTTGTCAGATTCGCACACGATGGCGAAGGTACAATACCTATCAGTGGCGAGGCTCATACAACCAGAGCAAGAGACTACGTTGGATTTGGTACTATACCAACTCTATCTGGTGCAGCAGAATCTCTTACTGTCAATCCAGAAGAGAAGCAGATGCTCTTCTCTTTCTTTGGATCAAGGATTTCAGAGAAGTCAACATTCAGAGAACTCAGTCAGGGTGGTACTCTTACAGTCAGAAGTACATCAGGAGATCCACTACTTACATTTGCGGAACAACCAACAGTTGAGATTGACATCACTGGAGACAGTTATGACATTCGCACTCGTGCATATCAAGGTTCTGGAAGAATATCTAATGTTAACAACCTTGATGAAGCATTTGCTCTTGCTCCATACATCGGTAGCGGTAGTGCAACAATTACTGGTAAGGCACTAGTACAAGTACAACTATTCCAGCCACCACACGTACAGGTCTGGATTATTTGATGTATAAATATACTTGAGAAGAAAATGTGCGTAAATAATGACCACTCAGGTACAATTTAGAAAAGGCACTACTCCAGAACACGCACTATTTACTGGTGCAGTTGCTGAGATTACCGTTGATACCGATAAGAAAACAGCAGTTGTACATGATGGTAGTGATATTGGAGGTTTTGAACTTCAGCGAGCACGTTGGGAAGTCGTTAATTCTAGCGGCTCTTTATCATGTGGTGTTAGGTATCTTTTAGATACATCTGCTACGGCAATTACATTAACTATGCCTTATGAATCAAATGGAGCAGTCCCTCATGTAGGTGACATGCTTGAAGTAGTTGATTTCAAAGGGTCATGGGCTATAAATAATGTTACTCTTACTGCTTCTGGTAATCAACAATTCTTGAACAAATTTGGAAATACTGATTCAACATTTGTTCTTGATGTACAAGGATTATACACGCAGTTTGTTTGGGACGGAACTTACTGGAGGATCTTAGCATGAGTTTATATCTCAGTGCAAGTACTGCAACACAAGAACAAAATGTTGCAAATTCAAATGACTTTACTGTACACGCTCTTCGTAGAGATAAAGACGGTATGCTTCGTTACACAAAGGCAAGATCTACAGATGATGAAGTCTTTGATTTTCACCGTACAGATGGTGAAGAGTATACAGATTTTCTTCAGGGAACTGAATATATCCTTGCTGACGCAGGTGATAAAAAATATACAAATGACCCTGATGATAAATACCAACAGTTCAGGTTTGACTTCAGACGCTTAACTTATTTTATTGACAGTGATGGTTACTTAGTCGCAAGGCTAAATAAAGATTATGATCACACAACTAACGGACCTAAGTAGGGAATTATAACAAATGGCAGATTTTAGACTCGGTAGACTAAAGTTTAAGTGGCAAGGCGATTGGACGGCTTCCACTGCTTATGTCATTGACGATATCGTCAAGTACGGTGCAAACTCATATGTTTGTACAACAAATCATACATCAAATGCTTCACAAGTAAATTTTTATGGACAAGATCTAGGAAATTGGGATCTCCATAACGAAGGTACACAAAGTGTTGGTGGATGGCAAGCGGCTTATTGGTATAAAGTTAATGACGTAGTTAAGCATGGTAATACACAATACCGTTGTACTATTGGTCACACTTCTGCTGCATCTTTTGATTCAGTAAAATTTGTAGTTTATGTTGAAGGTCTAAATTTTGAAGATAGTTGGGTATCAGCAACAGCATACCAAAAAGGAGATATTGTAACCTATAGAGGTTATAGTTATGTAAGTAAAGGAACCCATAGTGGTACTTCTTCTCCTAATGCTGATGCTACTAACTGGGAAGTTTTAACAACTGGTTTTTCTGCTCAAGGAGAATACAACGCAGCAACAGCATATGCTCCAGGTGATGTTGTAAGATTTGGTGGTAACACATTTGTAAATAATGTTAGTTCTACTGGTGTTGCTCCTACCGATGCAAATACTTGGGGTCTTATTGGAGAAGGATTTAACTGGTTAGGTGGTTGGGATTCTGCAACAACATATCAAAAAGGTGATGTTGTTAACAGAAACTCTAACTCATATGTTTGTAAAGCAGATAATGTAAGTGGTGCAAGTACTGCTCCTGAATTAGATCCAGGCGGAACATATTGGAATTACGTTGCACAGGGTGGTGATACTGCACAGGTTCTCCAAGAAACTGGAGACATGCTTTATCAAGCAGCATCAGGTGTTAACAGAATTGCACTTCCATCTGGAGCTTCAACTGCAAACGCTGCTGTAAGTAAAACAACAATTACAGGTGCAACATTCAGTGGTGCAACTGGTGTTCTAACAGCAACTGTTGCTGGTCATGGATTTACTTCTGGAGATTATGTTAAGTTTGATGATAGTTCTATCACATTTACTTGTGCTAAGGATGGTAATGCAACAAACCACCCATATCCAAGAGCAACCGATCCTGCAAGTGGAAAATGGTTAACTGTTACTGTTGTTGATGCAAATACATTTACAGTTAATGTTGGTATTTCTTCTGATACATCAAATCATACATTTGTATCTGCAACTACAGATGGATTATCAAAAGTTGGTAACGTTGCTGCACAAAGGGAAGCAACTGGTCAAGTTCTAACTGTTGGTGGTTCTCCATTACTTCCAACTTGGGAAAAGAATAATGTAACAGAAAGTGTTTACTATGTTACAAAAGAAGGTTCTGATGCTAACAATGGTAAGAGTATTTCTAGATCGTTCGCATCTCTAAGATATGCTTGTGATTATATCAGTGGATTGACTGGTTCTGAAGCACCTTCTGCTACAAATCCAATCACAATTTTCCTTAAGTCTGGTATTTTCTCAGAGATTCTTCCAATTGTTGTTCCTGAATTTGTTTCCATATATGGTGACAACCTAAGAACTTCTATTGTTAAGCCTGCTGCTGGTGATTCCAGTATGCAAGCATTGACACTTGCAAATAGTGTAACACATCTTAAGTTTGGTGAAGTTGTTACTAGTGCTGATGGAACCAAGACCGCTATGGTTCTTGATTCTGATTATGCAACTAATGTTCATCTACTGAATATGACTGGTGGTCCATGGACTACTAGCGATAAGTATGTTGATATTGTCAACAATAAAGCTGCTGATGCTTTTGATTTAGTACAATCTAACAAGTCTTTCATAGCACATGAAGCATACCACAAGTACGCTGCTGATACTGCTACACCAACTGGAGATGAGAATACAGTTAAGACACGTTTGATTGAACTGGTTGATGCTATTGCTTATAACATTAAGCATGGTGGAAATAATAAGGTATTTGATTATTCAACTGCTCTTACAGGTGGAACAGCAGTAACAGGTGTTAATGCAGAAGATACAGCATTAGCAAATAATATTGCAAGTATCTCTACTTTAGTAATACGTAACCAATCAGTAGCAGCAAGTGCAGGTAATACTTTATCACAAACAATTGATAATAGTATTACTCCAGATAGTAATGATCCTAAGTGTCCTACTATCATTAACTCATTAACAACATTAGTTGGTATTGTTACTACATCAATTGCTAACGGTAACACTAATGCTACTGTTTCTACAGATCCATATATCACAATTGCAACAGCAGGAACTCGTAGTAACGAAGAGTCTACAATGTGCTTGCTTGGATCAAATACTACTCTTAAAGAGTTAGTGTTTGAAGGAATGAGTGGATTTGTTCCTTCTACATCCAATGATAAGGATATGGATACTGCCACCATTAAGGGTGTGTTCTTCAGATTCAATCCTAATTCACCAATCGTTAAGTCACCATACATTCAGAACTGTACAATCTTCTCTGGAGCAGCAGTTGGTATTCTACTTGATGGTGCTGTACATAATCATTACAATCTATCGTCAACACCTTCTTACAAGTCAATGGTGTTTGACTCCTTTACTCAGGTACTAGATGGTGGTGTTGGTATTTACGTTACTAACGCTGCTGCTAGTGAGATTGTATCATCCTTCACATACTACGCACACATTTCTTACACCGCTACTAAGGGTGGTAGAATTCGTGCTGTTACTGGTAACTCATCTTACGGTAAGTACGGTGCAATTGCTAGAGGATTTGATTCTTCTGAGACAACCATTGATGGTACTGTTAAAGGTCTTCGTCTTACAATTGATGTTAATACTCCTCTTAGTGGAGCACTTAGTACTGGAGAAAGACTCGTTGGTGGCACATCAGGTGCTGTTGGTGAGTTGATTAATGACCAGAATAATTCTGGTTTCTTATACTACTTCCCAGTTAAAGGAACATTCCAACAGGGTGAAGTAATTACAGGTCAGACATCTGGTGTTACTGCAACTCTTGTAAACAACACAGATGCTGTTCAAGGACAGAAAGGATTTATTCTTACTGTTGAGGGTCTAACAACTGGACCTGACGCTGGTGGTTCTGTTTCTCTTGACGATAATGGAACTAACAATGACAGTGGATCATTCGTTATCTCTAATACTAGTTACACTGCTCCTGATGGACGTGGTTCTCTTACAGTTAACAGAGGACAGTTAGGAACTTCTTCTGCAACACATGATGGTACATCTGTTGTTTCACTATTCGCTGATGCTGGTTCTACTTCACAGTTGAACGCTGCTATTCAAGCTGGTGATGCATCACCTGTTACCATGCAGGTAACTACTGTTACAGGAATGACAATCGGTGGTCACTTAGTGATCAACGATGAATTGTTTACAATTGCTTCATTCCCATCTGCATCATCTGTTGAAGCAAATCGTGCTCAAGAGGGTACAACTGCTGGAGCACATGCTAACGGTGCTACTCTTGCAATCCTTAATACTAAGGTTGGTTCACAGGATGAAGTGATTGAAGATATTGCAGTTAATGACATTACTATACGTGTTGCTGCTGCAAACATCGGTCTTGATGCTAACGATTATATCTTGATCGGTAGTGAGTTTATGAAAGTTACAACTGTTATTGTTGATACAACTGGTATCACAACACTACAGTTGGCAGATGAGAAGACAGTTGAATCTGGCGATGGACAAGGATTTAAGATCCGTTACCGTTACTCACAGGTTCGCCTGACTGCTCACGACTTCTTGGATGTTGGTACTGGAAGTAAGTCCAATACTAACTGGCCTGGTCTTCCACTCTCTGCTAACGTTCCTTCACAGGAAACAGACGAGGATCGTCCAGGACGTGTTTATTATGTCTCTACTGACCAAGATGGTAACTTCTCTGTTGGTAAGTACTTCAGGGTTGAACAGGCAACTGGTAAGGCGACTCTAGATGCTTCTGCGTTTGATCTATCTGGTCTATCAAGTTTGAGACTTGGTTCTATTGGTGCTCAGTTGGGTGCTGCTATTAACGAATTCTCTACTGATGGTACATTATCACAGAACAGTGACCAGAAGGTTGCTACACAGAAAGCAACGAAGACATACGTTGATAACCTTTCAGCTATTGGTGG